GTATGACTATGCTAATGATGCACCTGCTGCTAATGCAGGTAAGGGGAATGCTGGTAGAGAAAGCTCACAGAAGAAATGTGAGTCTAAACTAAGAGAGAAGAATAAGAAGGAAAGACAAGCTAGGTTTCGAGTGGTAGGAAACCTCGACTACTTGTCAGGACTAAACTTTCAAACAGTAGGATTTGGCATTTTCGATATTAAATGGTTTGCGGAATCGACCTTACATGAGGTATCAGAGGGAGGCTATACTACTAGCCTAAACTTAAGAAACGCATTAGAAGGATATTAGGATATGACACCAGAAGAGTGTGTAGCATTAAGACCAGGAGATAGCATTGCCTACGAGGGCATCTATACGGTTACCTCGAATGATGGTATAAGCAAGATAGGGGTTGCGCTCATTACCGAGGAAACAGGGAGGATAAAATATGAACATCTGGATTTGACACCAGAAGAGTGTGTAGCATTAAAGCCAGGAGATATTGTTGCCTATAATGGTGTTTATACAGTTACCTCGAATGATGGAATAAGTGAGATAGGGGTTGCCCTTGTTAAAGAGGAGTCTGGAAGGATAGAATATGATGATTTAGGTGATGCTAGTAAGCTTGCTCCTAGAGGTGGAGGAGGTGGTACTGCTCCTCCTAGCGGAGACTATGTAGCCAAGACTGGCGACACTATGTCAGGACCATTAGCTATTGCTACGGATACCTTACCTGAACTACATATTACTAGTGTTGCGGGAGATTTTAGTTTAGATCTTTCTTCTGGTGAACTTAAGTTTAGCAGGACTGCGGATGCTACTGGCTTGACTATGACTACTTATGGTTATAGTGCAAGAGGCTCATCGGGAGAAGGTGGCAATAAAACTGATCTTGGACTTAATTACATTGGTATTGCTAATAAGAGCTATCAGTCTGGTGGTCAAATAATTGGTTTACTTCAACAATCGAATGGAGAACTTGCACTTACAAGGGGAGGTGGTTCACAGATCTACCTAACCGATTTCGCTAATGGTCGTTTAGCTATACCCGTTTCTAGTGATGTAGGTAATACTCTTACATGGGGTACAGATAATAAGCTATTTACTCCTACTCCTACTCCAACTCCTCCTCCAGATCTTAGTAGTTATGTTACCGAAGCTCCTATTGATAGTACTCCTTATTGTAGGCAAGATGCAGGATGGGTAGCAATTCCTCCTCCGGTTTCTACTGATCTTAGTAGTTATGTTCAGAAAGCTGGAGATAACATGTCTGGGACCCTTTCGATAGATGGAAGTATGGGAGCTACTCTTTCTGTTATGAGTGGAGGCCAAAATTCTACTGTTTCTATAAGTTCTGTCGATGTTAATGATACCAATGTAACTCCTAGTAAGAATGTTTCAATAAGACCTAACAGTTTGCTTTTAGTAGAAGAAAGTCAAACTGAATTAAAAGTAGATCGAGCTACTGGAGATATTATAGCAACTCCGTTAATGGGACCACACTTTGGAAAGACTAGAAACCTAACAGATTTTGCTTCTATTCCAGTAACCCGAGCTACAGTTAAGGAGTTAGTTAGAGAAGTTTTGCGTGAATTGTTAGCAATTTAGATGGACTACGATTCAGATAGTGTGTTCCCTCGAAATCGGACTGGTAGAGATTCCGAGATCAGGAATGGTGTTCGAGGCGGGAAAGTAGTCGAGACATTGTGCGACGAAACACAGGTATGCTGTAGGGTTCAGTATCTCGATAAGGATGGACTTGTCAGCAAACCTTTAAATGTTAAGCAGTTTGGTAGCCGTAGTACTAGTAGTTTCTGGTGCCCTAAGGTAGGAGATGATGTCAATGTAGTCATGCTACCTAATGGTGATGAGGAAGGATATATTGATGGTAGCTTTTATAACACTGGCAACCCTCCCCCAATTACTGATCCTGATACGAGACATGTAACTTTTGCGGATGGCACTATCATCGAGTACACAGAGAAAGCAAAGCCAGGAGTAGTTAAAAGAGGGACTGCCGCAGGAGGCGCAGGTAGTGGAACCCTAATGATTAATAGTGTAGGTCCGATTAACATTAAGTGTGCGGGAGTTTGTTACATCGAGGCACCTATTGTGATTATTAAGGCAGGATCTATAACCTTGGATAGTGATGTCACTATTACCAAGACGCTGACCGTCCAAGGAACCACTAGCCTGCAATTGGCGAGCGCAAATCCCCATTGTACAAATACTGATGGGAGTGGCAATGGAAGTTAAAAATCTAGTTGTAAATAGAGGCTATGCAAGGGCAGTTAGTGAAGTTGGAGAGATACTTAAAAAGCATATGTTTGAACAAGAGATAATGGAAAAGTTAGACGATATTATTGCTAGGCTTGAACGTCTAGAGAATAGGCTTGGGAGCATAGATCCTGGTGAAAAGAAGACTTAGGACGTTCTAACTTATGGTAGGCACATTTGGAATGTTACTTTTTGAGTGTAGTAGGAGGAGAGTACATACTTTCTCTGACTTGAGAGTTAGCAACTCGAATCGATTTGCTGAACATTCTGTACATCTCCAAAAGCCTATCCTTGAGTTTACGGGACCAGGACTAACAAACATTTCATTTCGGATGAATTTTAACAAGCAATGGGGAAGTGATCCTTTTAAGAGTTTGCTGATACTCCGAGAATATGTTCAGACAGGGATGGTTGCTCCTTTGTTAGTAGGAATGCGTCCAGTAACGCTAGGATTCAACTTGTTTGTTTGTGTTGGAGTAGAGGAAGAACATAAATGGTTTGATTCTAGGGGAGGTTTGTTTGGTGCAGGAGTAGATGTGACGTTAAGAGAGTATCGAGTCTTGTTATGATCATCGAAGATGCCTTTTGCCGTTCGCCAGAGCCTCTCCTAGGCGTTTTGATTGGTTCCGAGGGTCCTGATAGCGGAGAGAGGGTCAAAACGTCCCATAAACGATTTTTGTGAGCTTATGCCTGTACTGACTAGAGCATTAGTACCCATTGCGAGGCAGGAGAGGAATACCTTTATAGCTGCCAAGGATTCAATTTTAGGACAGGTTCAGGTAACAAATGAATTAGGCTTTAAGTACTTAGATGATGACATAGACTTTGGAGCAGTTGGAGCAGGAGAGGTTTTTCAGAATGTTAAGTACATACTTTTAACTGAATACTATAGTGTGCCATTAGATCGAGAGTTTGGTATGGACTTCTCGATGGTAGACAAGCCTATGCCTATAGCAGAGGCTATGTTATCGCAGGAAATAGCAATGAAGATTGCTCTATATGAGCCTAGGGCAGTCTTCGAAGAGATGCGAGTCGATGCTACTATTATAGATGGCAAGCTATCTCCTACTGTTGCTATTGGGGTTACTTCAATTGACGAACTACAATCAATGTATGGCACTATTGAAGCTGCTCCTACTCCAATATCAATACTTGCCAGTATTATTCATCCTAACGGTCAATTTACTGGACGTATAACAGGTGTACAAGGACAACCAGGATTAGCAGCTACAATAACAGTTGGCGATACTATTACAGGATTACCAGGGACAGACGCGAAGGTTAAAAATTTAGGTGATGCCACTAACGCTATCTTCGAGTTTACTATTCCCCGAGGTGATCAGGGAGTTAATGCTTATACAGAGACACTAGAAGACTTTGTTTTGCCTGCTCTAGGAGAGTCTATAGATGTTGCTCTGGATGATGCCTCTTGGATAGCCATAGGACAAATAGTAGTAGTTGAGGGGGATGCTGGCACAGCTTATAGTGTTATGGTTATTGCTAAGGCCGGCAATGTAGTAACTTTTTTAGGTATAGAATAATATGCCAACTATATTAACAGGTGCTCAGGTTAGTCCTAGTGGTAATCAGGGACCAGCAGGCTCAGTTGCTGTAGGGACTACAACTACGGTTTCTCCTGATACTCCTGCTAGTGTTGTTAATGTAGGTACTTCAACTGCTAGTATACTTGAATTCTCAATTCCACAGGGTATACAAGGGGAGCAAGGAATTGTCGGACCAATCGGAAGTCTGCCAGTTGGAATGATAATACTTTGGCCTAATACTACTCCTCCTGATGGTTGGCTATCTTGTGATGGTAGCGAAGTTTCGAGGGTAACTTATCCTGATTTGTATGCGATAGTAGGTGATGCTTATGGAGCAGGTGATGGAAGTACTACCTTTAATCTCCCTGATTTCCGAGGTAGGGTCCCGGTTGGAGTAGGACAAGGTGCAGGATTAGCTAATAGGATTATAGGTAGTACAGGAGGTGAAGAAGTACATGCCTTATCGATTGCAGAGTTAGCTGCACATAGTCATAATGTTACTGATCCGACACATTTGCATAGTGTCTCTGATCCTGGACATTTGCATAATATGGATCATTGTCATGCCCATGACCATTATCACACTATTGGTGCTGGTCAGTTTAATCATAATCATAGTTTTTATGATCCACAACACCAACATCCTACCTATGATCCTACTCATGCACATAGTATTAGTGATCCTGGCCATGCGCATAGTGCTTATTATCATGAAATTAAAGGTGGTAATACTTGGGGAGGAGGATCAGGACTTAGTTATGGTGGGGTATGGGGAGGTACTGATGCTAGAGGTGTAGGTGTAGGTATATATGGTGCTGGGACAGGTGTAGTTGCCGATTGGACTACTACTCGTTGTTCTAACTATGCGGCTACATTACCTGCAGGAAATACTGGATGGATCAGTCAGACTGATGCAAATTTAGTTAATACCGCATATGCTAGTCAGACTAATGCAGCATGGGTTAATACTGTTGCTAGTGGTACAAGTATAGGTATCTATGGAGCAGCTACAGGTATTTCGATTCAGAATACTGGTAGTGGTACTGCACATAATATTATGCAACCATTTCTGGTGTTGCAGTATATAGTACATGCAGTCCTTGAAGGTGCTCCTCTTGCTCCTCCTGATGTCCCGATAGCAGACGTTACACAGGATGGTTTACTTCGACGAGTTAGTGGATTAACTACTGACTTTGTGGACGGTACTAATCGTTGTCAGGATCTAGAAACTGCGATTGCTGCTTTGGGTATAGGTGGAGGAACAACACCTCCTGTAGCAGACGCTACACAGGATGGATTACTTCGACAAGTTAGTGGACTTGCTACAGATTTCATAGATGGCACCAATAATTGTCAAGATCTGGCAACTGCCATTGCCGATCTAGGTATAAGTGGAGGTGGTCCTCCTCCACCTATAGCTGATACTACCCAAGATGGCTTACTTCGAAGGGTTAGCGGATTAACAACAGACTTTGTAGATGGTAGCAATAACTGTCAGGATTTAGCTACTGCAGTTGCTGCTTTGGGTATCACGGGAGGAGCAGCTTTACCTGTAGGCACTATTATAGGTTATCCTTCGTTAATCGCTCCACCAGCCTGGATGGTTTGTGATGGTTCGGAGATTTCAAGGGCAACTTATCCAGAACTATTCGCATTGATGGGAACTACCTATGGAGCAGGAGATGGAAGCACTACTTTTAACCTGCCTAATCGGTGTGGAAGGGTAGGTATTGGTGCGGGTCTAGGGAGTGGGCTAACTGATCGAGTGTTAGGTCTAATGGGAGGTGAAGAGGATCATGTCCTATCAGTTGCAGAGCTTGCTACTCATACGCATATTCAAGATAATCATAGTCATACTCTAAACTTAGGTGCTTTAGGTTGGGCGGCTGGAGGTGTTACAGGAGTTGGAAATACCTCAGGTGAGTGGGGAGGTACAAGTTGGGTAACTGCTACTAATCAAAATGCTGGTAGTAGTATAGCGCACAATAACATGCAGCCTTTCCTAGTACTGAACTATATCATTAAGGTTAGCGCTGATGGAGGATCGACAGCCAATGCACCTATTGCTGACACTACCCAAGATGGATTGCTTAGGACGGTTAGTGGATTAACAACAGACTTTGTAGATGGTACTAATAATTGTCAGAATTTAGAGCCTGCGGTTAGAAACATACTTGTCTCGACTAGGAGTTATAATAGTATAGGTAATTCTACGTTTGAAGTTAATCAGAGACGTGCAGGAGATATCATTACATTTCCTGTTGATAGATGGAATATTGCTAGACAAGGTGCCATTACTTTTACTAGTCAACAGACAGATGTTAGTAGCGATTATGGAGTAGATGTTCCAGGAACTACTTTTAAGATAACTAAAAACTATCTTCGAATTATTTCTACAAAGCAAATAGCTACACTAGCAGCAGCCGATGGTTGTACCATCTATACAACTATAGAAGGTTCACGTCTTCGAGAATTAATAGGTGACGCTACATCCGCTCAAATACTGGTTAGAACTGATGTTGCACCATTAACTATTACTCTTGCTTTACGTAGTTCAAAGGATGCTACAACTAAGCGATCTATAACCAAGTTAGTTACTATTCCTACTGCTGGTGTATGGAATTTATTACAAGTTCCTAATATAGCTAGATGGGCATCTGATGGGGTATTTTTATTAACTCCTGGTAGTTATGGTTATGAACTATTAATCACGTTAGGAATAGGAGCCGGACATAGTGCTATGTCTCCTGCTAATGATAGTTGGCAATCAGGAGATTTTTGGGGAGGACCAGGAATGGGTAGCTTTTTTGCAGGACCAGTTAACTCCTACTTTGATTTAGCATTTGTTCAACATAGTCCGGGAACTAGATGTGGACAGTTAATAGACCTACCATTCGAAGATAATCTTAGGGACAGTAAACGGCATTATTGTAAATCGGCCAATTACCTAACTGCTCCTTGTATAGGTGCTTGGGTAGCAATTGGAATGTCGATTGCAAATGTTGCTCAAGCTAGATCTTATATACAATTTCCAGTAGAAATGGCTAAAGCACCAACAATGCGATGGACTGGTAATAGTGCTGCATTGAACAATATTTATGTTGATAATATAGGTCTTTTTGCTGTATCTAGTGCCGATGTTCGAACAACAGGAGTTGCTAATATTAATTTAGCTTCTACTCCAACAGGATCATATCCTATGTTAGCAGATTGGGATGCGGCAACAGGATGGTAAAATTTATGAGTGCATACACAACTAGTTATAGAATAAGGTATCAAATACCTACATTACAGGAACAGACGGAAGTTGCTGCTGTCCATGCAGCTAACGATATTTTTAACGAGGACCCTGCAACACCAGATCATGAGAATAGGCTAACATGGGCTAACTATTGTAGCAAGAATAGTAGTATTGCCTGGATTGCTTTTTCATGGCCAGTTGCCTTGAATCCCTCGATTCAAGCAAGTGTGGAGACTGATCCTACTGGTGCTACGGTTAAGGATGAGGATGTACAGTTTGTGGTTAACTCTGCTTTGCCAGTAGTTATAGCAGACTATATAGCTACACTACCTCCTATTACGCCAACACCACCTGCTGTCTAAAATGGCTACGGGAGTACAACTGCCTCTGTTCGGATTCGATTCGACGATAGTCCCTGATATTGATTTCTGTCAGAAGGATTCTAGTGTCATCGAATCGAATGTTATTACTAACTATGAAAGGATCTATAACCTAGTAACGAATCGAGGCAAGACTCTAGGTAGGGCAGACCCTGTTAGGCTATTTTTGCTGTCGAATACCTACCAGATAGTTGAGCTTAGATCTGTTGCTGACTCGACAGGGAAGGAGAATCTACTCAAGTATTCACATGGTGATGATTTAGACAATATAGGTGCTAAGTGGGGACCAGTTAGGGGAATTCGGTTAAAAGCTACTAAAGCTGTGACCACTCTGCGATTTACCTTAGCGGATGGGATAGCTTTAACTAATGATTCAGTCATACAGTTAGGAACGCTAGTACAGACAGCTAATGGAACACAGTTTGCTACTGTACAGGAGGCTATTATCTATTCTGGTAGTACCTTTGCGGATGTTTCTGCAGAAGCTATCGAGACAGGAATACATAGCAATGGTTTTGTACCAGGACAGATTAACCAGTTAGTTCGATGGAATGCTCCTTTTCTAGTCTCGGTTACAAATCTAACTGTTAGTAGTGGAGGTGCAGATAAGGAGGTTGACGATCATTTCAGAGCCAGAATTTGGATGGCACCTGAGAGTCTTTCGACGGCAGGACCTAGAGAAGGTTATGAATATTGGGCAGCTAGTGCTAATCCAGACATCATGGACGTTAGCGTCTGGTCGGCACCAGAGGTAGCAGGACAGGTTTATGTCTATCCGCTAATGACAGGAGGTAGATTGCCAACCGTAGACGAGTGTAACCAAGTTTATGCTATTTGTAATGACGATAGGATAAGACCCTTAACCGATCAGGTGTTTGTACAGTCTCCTATTATCTTTAATTATGTTCCTGCTGTTCAGTACTGGATTAAGACAAGAGATAGTCAGTTTAGTGCAGATATCCAGACAAAGGTACAGTCAGCATATCGAGACTATATAGCATGGCAGAGGAGTAAGATAGGTAGGGATGTCAACCCTTCAGTATGTGACAGAAAGCTAATTGAGGCAGGTGCCAAGAGGACAGATATTCCTGGCAGTACTACCTTTCTATTTTCTGTCCTTGACGCTAAGACATTAGCTATCGAGACAGATGTCAACTTGTTAGCTTATGCGGGATTAGAGGATGAGTAAAAAACTTAGGACGTTCTAAATGCAGAAAACAATTGACATAGTGCCTAGCTCAATTCGAGGTGATCCTCAGGTTATAGCTGCCTGTGGTGCGATTGATCCTGAGTTGCTAGAAATCTATGATGAGCTACCTAGCATCTGCTTTTGGCCATTCATTAATGATCAGGTGCCTCCTTTGCTCGATGTGCTAGCTTGGGAGATGCATGTTGATGTCTGGCAGGGATGGGAGGGAGATTTAACTATTGAGAAGAAACGGGAGCTAATTAACCAATCTATAGACTGGCATCAGCACAAAGGGACTAAATATGCTGTTGAACAGATGGTTAGAACTGTCTTTGCTCAAGGGTATGTTACGGAGTGGTTTCAGTATGGAGGTAGACCTTATTTTTTCAAGGTAGTTGTAACTCAACAAATAACCGATACAGAACAGCTTAAACTATTAACCGATTCGGTTAATGCGGTTAAAAATGCCAGATCTTGGATGGAGGCAGTTGAGATAACCTCTGGCAAGATTCCCTTGCAGTTATGGATAGTAATTAACATAAGGATAATGGTAACTACTCGAATTCCGGTTAGTACTAATCCTATGCCTCTAAAGCCTGCTCATCCGATTGTGATGCCACCTTAATTTTATGTCAGCATTTGATCATAGTATATTAACAGATGTAGGATGGGATACCCTGTCTGCTGCATTAGCAGGAGGACAATTAACCTTTGTCCATATGGAGGCAGGAGATGGGACAGTCACAGGTGATGCCGAGATGGAGGCTATGACTGCCCTAAAAAACAAAATAATGGACATTCCCATCACTAGCTATTCTGACGATGGGAAAGGACAACTAACTCTAATCGGAGTGCTGAGTAGTGCTAATGTCGATGTGGCTTTTCACTTTCGAGAGTTGGGAGTTAAAGCTAATATAAATGGGGGAGCAGAGGTTCTCTATTGTGTATGTAATGCTTATGATAGTGCCGATTTCATCCCAGATAAGACGAATCCCGCAGTTGTAATCCAGAACATCGAAATCGTTGTTAAGATTGATAGATCGATTACTCCTATCATTAATATAACTCAAGGAGATGTAACTGCTCAGAATATAGGTCCTGCGACAGTAGGAGCAGGATGGTATCGAGATAAGGTAGGAAGCGTTCTAAATTTCAAAAGATGGGCATCTACTGGTAGTGTTAAGGTTACAGAGACATCAGACGTTATTAGTGCAGATGTAGCTTTCCCTTTGTTTGTTCCAACTGGTTGTATGATGGATTGGCCAGGATGGGTAGCACCTGGAGGATGGTTGCTATGTCAGGGACAGGCAATTAGTAGAACTGCTTATGCAGGTATATATGCTGTAATAGGGACTATGTATGGAGCAGGTGATGGAAGTACTACATTTAACTTACCGGATTGTCAAGGTAGAGTGACTATAGGAACAGGAGCAGGAGCAGGGTTGACAAATAGAGGTTTAACCGCAAAAGGAGGCTCAGAGACTACTGTCTTAACTGTAGCTCAATTACCTGCACATACTCATACAGCTACCCAACCTGCTCATACACATTATGTCAATGACCCTGGACATGCACATAGTGTGTATGATCCTACACATAATCATACTTTACGTGACCCTGGACATGCACATAGTATATCAGATCCAGGACATAAACACATATGGTATAGTTTATTAGTCCAAGTCTCGCAAGGGGTTCTCGTGGGTATTCCACAAGATCCACACTACATAGCTGAGAGTGAAGCAGCAAGGTGGACTGATCCAGCAGGCACAGGTATAGGTATCTATGCAGTAGGCACAGGATGCTGGAATGATGCTAGTGGCACAGGTATAGGCATCTATGCAGCAGGCACAGGTGTTTATCTAAGTTATGCAGGCAATGACGCGATAACTGTTTACAATACAGGTAGTGGGCAGGCACATAGTAACATGCAACCGTTCATGGTTCTTAACAAAATTATCAAGATCTAGATCTAACAATGACTAAGGTAACACAATTTGAGGTAGTACATTTTAGGGAGCAGATTAGGCAGGAGGGTAATAAGAAACCTATCGAGCGGGAAATCATCCTAATGTATGCTCTAGGAGAAGATGGAATTATGTACGAGATGGCAGCAGGTAAATGGTTGGCTCTGCCTATCGTCGAGGAAAACATGAGGAAAGTACAACCATTAGAGAATCAACTTCCAAACCCAAACAGAAATTAACTATGGACATTAATACTATATTTGAGACAGGATCAGATGCACTAACTGCGTATCTAACAGATAATCCAGTTGGCAAGAAAATACAAGGAGGAGCAGGAAGAGTCTGGACAGTAATAAAAGTTAATACAGACGAAAGCATTCCTCCAAATCCTTCAACTGGTACTGCTTCGACTAAGGTAACTTTGGTAGTTAACTAGGTCGTTAGAACATCCTAACAGAGAATGCACCTGATAAAGGTGCATTTTTTGTCGCCAAAATAATTGTTGACATAGGTTAACTATCGTATTATATTTAGAGACTACTCTGCGGAAGGGTAGGACCCCGGCCACAAAAGAAACAAATTCAGAATGAATATAAATTCTGAGTATAGTGAGATGATGGAATTCTTAAAAGAGCTTGGATATTCTGAAGAAGTTATTCAGAGTGTGCTCTATCTAATAGATTAGTCGTATTCTAGTCCACTATTAGCCAAAATGGAGTAAGTAATGCCTAAGGCGAAACAGATTAAGTTACCACAGAAGAATTATCAACGTCCTATTCTGCCTGAGTACCTAGAAAATCAACTAACTGATGCGGTACAGGCTTTCGAGCATCGAGGTAAATGGAAGGAATGGGGATTAGATAAAATCAGGGAGCAGGGAGTTGCGATCTTGCTACATGGTCCTCCTGGTACAGGTAAGACCATGACTGCTTACTATCTCTCAAAGAGGTTACATCTTGGAATCCGAGAGATATCAATTGCTGATTACGGAAGTCAGGTGCCAGGACAGTTAGCCAGAAACATCAAGCAGATATTTAATGGAGAGTTAATTGCTTCGCAGCAGGATGGTAAGCATGAGCCAGTTATCTTCCTCGATGAGTGTGATAGCATGTTGGTTTCGAGGAACAAACTAGGGCATGATATGATGTGGATGCTTGAGCCAATAAATAGTCTCCTTAACTGCATCTCGATGTATCCAGGTTTAGTTATCTTAAGTACTAATCTAGTACCTTTGCTCGATGAGGCTCTAGAACGAAGGCTAATAGCCAGCATTCTTATTCCTAGACCAGATAAGGAAGTTAGGAGAAAGATTTGGGCTATCAAATGGCCCGATAAGTTTCCTTGTCAGATAACTAAAGAGCAGTTGAATAAGTTGGCCATCTATCCCTTGAGTGGAGCAGAGATAGAAAATGTGTTTTTGCTTTGGGCAGGTAGTTGTATGCGGAGGGAAATAGTTCCCCGAGTTGAGGATTTATTAACTCAATTAGATGAGGAGTATTCAGATGCTGAACTGGCTATCTGATGAGCAGGAATTAGCTTTAGGGCATTTACAAGAGAGGCATAAAGCTATTGTCTGGTGGAAAATAGGCGAAGGCAAGACGCGAGTTGCTTTGGCTTGGATGCTCGACATCTCGGACCCTGTTATTCCTTTGATTGTCTGCAGTCCACAAGCCAACAGGCAATGGATGGATGAAATAGCGCTTGTCGGTCTTGAGGGTCGAATTAAGCCAGTTTTCTTGTCTTGTGGTATGCTGAGTCGAAAGAACGCAATAAGTGTCTTAAATCGCCTCCTAGAGCGTTCTGACGTGCATTGTGTGGTACTCGATGAGCTATGGTTGTACAAAAACCCTCGAAGTCATCGTTCTTTGGCTGCTCAACAGCTTTCGAGAGACTACTACATCATAGGTTTGAGTGGGAGCATGATTACTGCCAGGAATATCGAGGACTTGTACGGTCAATCTTGTGCAGTAGGACTAGGCGACAAGATAGCGACATCATTAACTAATTTTCGCTCACAGTTTTGTATTGAGGTAACTAACTATGCAGGTTTTATCGAAAGAACACCAAAGAGAGGCGCAGTTGAGACTATACAGGAAAGGCTCAAGCAACATATACATGTTTATTTTCCTAAGGAGGTTAGAGAGATTCGAGACATACCAGTTAGACTAGATGCAACACCGGAACAAACCCAACTAAGAAAGCAACTAATAAAAGAGTACTACCTTGAAATCCGAAATACTAACAATGAGCAAGAACGCTTTCAGCTTGAAATCAAGAATGGCGCAAGCCTGCTTATCAAGTTGCAACAGATATCTGATGGTTTCCTTCGTGATTCAGGAGGAAATTACATATCTATTAAGTCTAACAAGCTACATAGACTTATACAGCATATTTCCGAGTTGCTTGATGCGGGAGAGAGGGTTCTCGTATGGTTTGGATTTAGGCAATCCATTAAGGAGACACTTAAACTATCTAAATTTCCGACTACACTATTGTACTCTGGCGAGGCATTTGATGTTAACAAATGGAGTACTGGCAAAGCGAGGGTTTGCTATGCAACTGTTGGTAGTGGTGCTAGCCTCAACGATTTTTCTCATACTCGATATGCTATTATTTATTCCTCTAGTTATTCATTCCGAGCATTCGAGCAGGCTAAGGGTAGAACAAACCGAAAGTCTTCAAAGCATTCCATATGTTATTACTACCTGTACGAGACGCTAGACTTTCCTGATGGCAAGGTCTACAGGATGTTAGAGGAGAGCAAAACAATCCAAGAGTATGTGATCGAAGCAACTAGGAAGATAGTGGATGAATACCTTACGGAAGAAAAAATCCAGTCTACTGTTCAGGTTTGATAGCGATACTTGCCTGCAGTTAAAGGATAGCCTACAACAGGGACTAACTCAGTCAGAGATAATGCTAAGGGCAACCTGTCCTCGGAAATGGTTCTATAGGTATGTATTGAAGATACAGAGGCGAGGCTATATCGACAGTAACTTGCTTTATGGAACACTAGTACATTTCTGGTTAAACTGGCTCTATAGTAAAGGGAAGCAAGGAACTACAGAGGGAGATGAGCCTAGCGAGATGCCTGAAGTAGATCTATCTGATTACATTATGGATGTCGAGAAGAGAGAGGAGGTAGAGTTAGCTATACAGAAAGCTTGGCTAGCCTTCAAAGCTTATAGATGGCACTATAGGCTAAAGGATGCAGGTTTGCATGTAATAGCTAATGAACAGTTATACGAGATAGAGTATCGAGGATTTAAGCTAACAGGTAAAATCGACATGGTAGCACGTCCTAGCATCAGAGATGGAGTATTTATTTGGGACTGGAAAACTGCAGGCAGATTAGATGCAACTGTCCTCGATGCCTGGTCCTTTCGTTTTCAGTTTCTTTACTACTGCTGGCTATACTGGAAAGTTACAGGTAGGAAACCTAGTGGGACTATAGTTAATGGATTAGTGAAGTGTCAGCTACGTCCTAGGATAGCTGATAGAGTTTCAGGCAGGAAGGAATCGAGAGAGGAGTATTTGAATAGA